CCGCTTAGAGCGGCCATGATGGTTTGTTTAATGATGTGGGATCGCAAAGATGAAATTAACAATACCCAACGTTGAAACCATGTCTTTATTCGAGCTTAGCGCTTGCGTGAGCGCGTTTAAAAGTTCAGTTAATGCAAAGACACCAAGAGGCGGTAGAAAGCTCTTTAGGGCTGGTATAGACTTCCCTCATTGCTGTGATGTGATGATAAAGAGAACTAGTGATTGCGGTAATTACACCGCCGAGATTAAATAAATTAAAAGGCACTTAAAATGAAAAAACTACTACTAACAGCTTTAACAATTTGCAGCTTAAACGCTTCGGCAGCATGGGTTCACAAAGAGCTAATCGACCCGATTACGGATTTTGATAATAGCTTCGCTGGCACAATTGTCGGTAGTAATAGCGTGATTATTAGCTGTAATGGTGATGAAATTAATTTTGTATTCGGCTTTAGATACCTAGGTGAAGCTAATAAAATTCATGTTCGTTTTGACAAGGAAAAGCCATTCGATGTAACTGGTGATATATCAACAAGTAGAAAAGGCATTTTCGTCGAAGTTGCTTCAATTGATGATTTAATTCTAGGCATGAAAAAGCACAAGAAAATGGCAGTGCAGACAACGGATTATAGAGGTAGCACCTTGCAAGAAGTTTACGACTTAACTGGATTCACCGAGCAAATTAAAAAGCTGAAATGTGTTAAGTTTTGAGACTAGCCCCGAAAGGGGCTTTTTTGTGTCTGAAATAAAGTTGATATTTTAAATGGCCAGAAACGGGCGTTTAAATCTAGCAGGACCACCTAGCCTCCGGTGTGGTTTATGTGTCTTGGTTTTAATTACTAGTCGCTCCGCTCCACAATTTCAATGTGTGGTGATTTAACACCGAGCTTTAACCCAAACACCGAGTTAATTGATTACCTCACTGGAAATGGCAATGCACAAATCTATGGTTAGCTCGGTTTTTATTGCTGATACATAATCTCAGTGGTTATCTTTTTATTTTTAACTTATTAGATAGATAAAGATATAGATACAGAATTCAGCAAACACAATGGCTACAGCCAGATTTCCTACCTGAGCGCGTGAAAAAGCTACCTGAGCGCGTGAGAAAAACACCGTTTTTTCACTCGCTGGAGTAGAGAAACTACCTGAGCGCGTGAAAGATTTATATTGAACTACTTGTTGACGGTAGTTATAAAATAAATTAATATAACTCTGTTACTTATTTGAGGTAGGAAAATGGCTAAAAGTACAATAGACAAAGAAACTGGCGAATTACTCTCTGAGCCTGATTTTGTTAAGTTATACGTTAAAGATGTGTGTAAAGTAAAGGGCTTAACAACTCCGCTTTATAGAATGTTTCATTTTATGCTTATGAATATGAACTATGACAACATAGTGAGTTATGGAGTAAACACGAAAAGAAAATTCCTAGAGGAGTCAGGCATTGCAAACTCAACTTTCGATAATAGCGTTTCAAAACTAATAAACGCAGGTCTCATAGAGAGAGTTGGTCGAGGCGAGTTTAGAGTTAATAAAAAATATGCAGTTAAAGTTGACTGGCATAAAGTCCAAGAGATTGAGTGGACTACTAGATACACAAGGTCAGGGAAAATTGAAAAAGTAAAAATAAGTTCGGGAGGTTGATTTGCACGAGGTAGATAGCGATCCACTTCTGCCAAGGTGTTTTATTCAGCACGTTGAGAGCCATAGAGAGGCTAAAGAATGGGTTGTTGATAGTATAAGGAAGTTAAAGCCTAGTTGGTGGCAGGCGGCAAGCGCAAGATATGACAAGATATTTTACGATGTTGGTGTTTACCATCCAATAAAGGAAATAAACCAAAGGCGAAGAAACGCAAATCTTTGGCTACTAAAAACAGTAAAAGATTTCACATAAACAAATTAATGGGACTACTTGAACCATGAGATCAAATACAAAACTAGAATTAAGACCACACCAAGACAAGGCACTTAACAAACTAAGGGCTGATTGGAAGTGCCACGACACGCACTTACTTCAAGCTCCTACCGGTGCAGGAAAGACAGCTATTGCGGCAGAGATTATAGGCGGATTACATAGGAATGGCATTAAAAGCGTTTTTATAGCTCCTTATGTAACACTTGTTGAGCAAACAGCTAGAGCTTTTATGGATTACGGGCTACCTCAGCCTGGAATTATATGGAGAGATCACCCTTGGAGTGATCCTGATAACTTAATTCAGATAGCAAGCGCCGACACTCTGATAAGAAGGGATTTCCCTGATGCTAAAGTTGTCATAGTTGATGAAGCGCACATAAAGCGTTCAAAGCTTTTAAAGATGATGCTTGAGGATGATAGAAAGTGGATAGGATTAACCGCCACACCGTTTGCTAGCTGGATGGGTAACTATTACAAGAATTTCATAAAAGTTACAACAATGAGAGAATTGATAAATCAAGGTTTCTTATCTGAATATGATGTTTACGCGCCAACAAAGCCAAATTTAAAAGGTGTAAAAACATCTAATTTAGCAGCTTACGGCAGGGACTACGCTGAAAATGATATTGCAGAAATAATGGGCGATAACAAAATTATAGGCGATATAGTTAAAACTTGGTTAACTTCTGGTGAGAATAGGCCAACTATAGCTTTTTGCGTTAATGTCATGCACGCAAATCATGTGACAATCGAGTTTAACAAGTGCGGAGTTAATGCGGAGGTAATGACAGCAGAAACGCCAGTTGATGAGCGTAGGCAGATAGTACAAAGATTTGAGTCTGGTGTAACTAAAGTTATTTGCAATGTTGGTGTTTTAGTTGCTGGCTTTGATAGCGATGTTAGGTGCATTATTTACGCAAGACCAACAAAGAGCGAGGCAAGGTGGATTCAATGCATAGGTCGAGGTCTTAGGGTTGCTGATGGAAAGGATAACTGCATTATTTTCGATCATAGCGGGACGGTTCACAGATTGGGTTTTCCATGCTCAATTGAATATGATGAATTAATTGGTAGCTCTGACGGCATGGACGAAGCAAAAAGAGTTAAGAAGGAAAAGGAAAAGACAGATAAGCAGCCAAAAGAGTGTTCTAGATGCAACTATATGAAGCCAGCGGGGCAGTATGTTTGTGCAAAGTGCGGTTACAAGCCGCTTGCAGGCGAGAATGTAGAGAGTGATGAAAGTAGGGATCTGGAGATTGTAAAAGGCGAAAAGAAGTCTTACACAATGTCTGAGAAACAGGATTTTTATAGTGAGTTAATCGCAATTAAGCGAGAATTCATAATGAAAGGCAAGCCAAAGGGCGAGAAGTGGCAGGACGCTCTTTATAAGCAAAGGTTTGGTGTGTGGCCAAAAGGTTTAAAATACACATCTAAAACGCCGACTCAAGAGTCAAGGAACTACGTAAAAAGCAGAATGATAGCTTTTGCTAAAGGGGCTGGAAATGCAAATTAAAACAGTTGACGCAATGATTGGCAAGGAGGAGGTTATACTCGATCATTTCAACCTCCCTCCAATAACGGGCAACCGCCACTACGCCGGAGAATGTCCAATATGCGGCAAGCGTAAAAAGTTTAGGCTTCAAAGGTATAGGGATAGAGTTAGTTACATTTGTGTTTGCGGCTCAGGCTCATTAATAAACTTAATTTGCGATAGGGATAGGATTGAGTTCAAGGATGCTTGCAAAGAGATTGATAAAATTATCGGTAACGAATTTAAGCCTGTAAATATAAACAAAGAAGAAGGTGGCAGGATAAAGCCTGCAAGGAAGGATGTGCTAATGAATAGATTTACAGCAATACATACATTGAAAGGGTCAAGCGTTGAGGGTTATCTCAAATCAAGGGGTATATACCAACTACCAGAAATGAGCATTAAGTATTCGAGATCTGAGTTTGATAGAGCGGTAAATAGATCTTTTGAGTGCATGTTTGCTGTTGCGACTGATGAACAGATGAATATTGTTTACACTCACAAAACATACCTCGAAGGATCAAGTAAGGCTGATTGCCAAGTTAATAAGAAGATGGAAACTGTTAATAAGTACAATTTGCCATGTGATTCATGTGGTCATGAGCATGCCGCAAATGTAGCTGTGAAAATGTTTCCGATAAGTGAAACGCTAGGGATTAGTGAGGGTATAGAGTCAGGTCTTAGCGCTTACCAGCTTTTTGGGTTTCCTGTTTGGTCTGTCTTAAATACTTCAATAATGAAAGAGTTTAAAGCGCCCGCTGGCGTAAAAACATTGGTAATTTATGCAGATAATGACAGGAACGGCGCTGGCATGGCCGCTGCTTTCACTTGCGGTCATAAAAATATACTTGCTAATAATGATGTTTCAAAGGTTGTAATTAGATCACCAGCAAAAGTTGATGCAGATTTTAACGATATGCTTAATGAACCTATGGGTACTGTGGATCATGTTTTATATAAATAAAGGAGTTAAGTAATGATTAAATCAAAAAAGATAAGAGCGGCGGCTAGGGGGCAGGATTGCACGCTTAGGCTTGGTAATTGTTCTAGCACTGAGACTGTTGTTTTTTGTCACATAGGCAGGCGCAAAGGGATGGGGATAAAGTGCAGCGATAACATGGGGGTTTTTGGTTGCTCAAACTGCCACGACATAATAGATGGAAGGGTTAGGAGTGAATTCAATAAGGGCGAGCTTAATACTGAAAAGCTAAGAGCGCTTGAGGAAACTCAAGAGATTTTAATGTCAAGTGGATTGATTGAATTAAAATGAGCTTAGTTAAATCAATTAAATTTACGGGGTCAAATACTCAAGCTGTCATTGATGCAATGCAAGAGCTGCATAAATTCAGTGGGGAGCTTGAGGTAACAATCAAGCCATTTAAGCGCAAGCGGAGTTTATCGCAAAACGCGCTTTACTGGCAGTTTATGACCGAGATATCAGAGCAGGTAAGCTTTAATGACCAAAGGCACACGCCGGAAGTTTGGGCGGAGTATTTTAAGAAGTATTTTTGTCCGACAAAGTCGATTGCCATGCCAGCGGGTGATGACGCCCAGGTGAAAAGCACGACCTATTTAGATAAAGGTGAGATGTGTTTTTACCTTAATAAAATTGAGATGTGGGCCATGGATAAAAACGTTTATTTGACTGTTCCTGATAACTGCGAATATCGGAAGTTGCAAGAGATTCAAAATAATTAACTTAATACTTGCAATATGTTTTAGGTGTGTTACTTTTAACTCGTAACTTAAATGGAG